ACAGTAAAAAATGGTACTATTATATCGCCTATGTTATACCCATCTAAATATCCTACGTACTCACCTACGTTTGAGCGTGTCCAAGTAATACCACCTATTGTATCATTAATCACTTGAGCGATTGGGTCACCTATTCCTACTTGTGTTAAGTTAGCAGTGTATACTAATGGAGTAATGCCTACCGGTACACCATTGAAAGTTGAAGCTCGTATATTGTCACCTGCTAAAGTGTTTTCACTTACTATATAATCATTTCCTACTACTACTGACCTCGTGCCTCCTACTATTATGTTTCCTCTACCCATAACCATTGCATTGGCTTGATTGCCAAATACATTAGTTGTAATCATTCTAGTCGTGTTTACGTTACTCATAGCTAGCATTTGCATAGCTCCAATGGCTGCAGGAGGATTAGGTATAATAGGACCACTTGGTCCCATAAATGGTGAGAAATTAATCTCGTTGTCTATGCTTATTAATTCTACTCTTGTAAGCTTGTTTGAGTTAGCATCGTAATCAATTACCTTGTTGATATTCCACCACGAGTTGTCTATGCGAATCTTATCATTTAACTTCATTGCTTGTATGTCAGGCTCTTTCAAGTTGAACATAGCAGTAAGCATCTTACCATTATTTATCTGACCCATTGTACGTCTCCAATACCTGTTATAAAGATTGTTATCAGTTAGACTAGATGGTTGATAATAGTAGAAATCACAGATGGCGTAGTTAATGTCAAACGTTGGAGTAAGTGGGTCATCAAAGTGACCTACTAAAGGATAGTTTGTTAAGTTGATTTGACCAACACTACCTATATCATAGATGTAAAATTGTCCACACGTTGCTAATGGTTGACCTGCAGTTGTCTTATCGTATAAGATACGTATATTAGTCTCAGGTGCTGCTCCTGCTATCATAGGCACGAAAGCTCCAAAGACTGTTTTAATCACAGGTGTAGGCGAAAATAATAATTTTTTCGTGTTTACCTCTTTAACATATTCATTGTCAAAGATGACCTCAGCTTGTCCATAGATATTACTTGTCGCATTTGTGTAAATAGTGTTTGGGTTATCCTTATCGTCTGCATATGTAAGTATTATTTTCTTGCTTGTTAGCTCAGGTAAAAAAGATAGATTTTGCTCTTGGTCTTTAGCTAGCTTGTATGTCCAATCTACCTCAGTACCGGCATCGTAGAAAGCATCTCGATGAATTAAGTTAATCTTGTTTGGCTGAGTGTTATCAATTGTAGCATAAAGATTATACATATTGAAAATACTCTTGATAAAATCGCTTTGCTTTATCTTCTTTGGCACGTAATCATTCACATCTATCGTGCCACCTATAGTATATACTGTAGAAGATGGCACTATGCTTAGTTGTATATTAGTAATGACAGCTTGTATAACTAACTGACCGGATGCAGGTGTAGGCCCGGATGGTGATATCCTTCTCCACCCTCTTACCGAACTTGTATTGTTAGTTGTTATTAACGTATGCTGAGATACATTAATACCTAAAGTACCTGTATTAGCTGTAGTAAGTGAAGCACCACTTAATGGTATATTAGTTTGAACGGTTTGAGTTAATATAGTAGTTGTTCCTGCAGGTATAGTCAGAGGACATTGCACGGCGTTACCTGCATTTGTATAACCTGCAGGAGGCAAGCCATTCACATATAGATTACTAAAAGCAATGTTTTGACCTGCTACTTGAACTCCTATCATTGGCTTATAGAATACAGGTGCAGCTACACCACCAACATTACCATACAAAGTACCACCTGATGAATTGACTAGATTAAGCTGATAACTTATAGTAATGCTATAGTCGTAGTATTGAGCATTTAAAGCACTAATATTAAATGGTATAGAGTATACTCCTGTAAGAGGGTTAAAGATATTTTGAGGGTCTTCAAGCTCAGTCCATCCGGTAATGTTTATCTTAGTCGCAGGTGTTTGAGTGGTAGCTATTTGTGCTATATTAGAGAATCCTGCCCAATTGACAGCTCCATTTATTGTAGTAGATAGTGTCTTTTCTGCCTTGACTAAATAATCTGCATAGTCAAAGTTATCCACCCCTCCATTATAAGGAATGAATAACTTTTCAAATCTATCATAGCCCATAGATGGCCAATCATAGGTAAATCCTGCATCTGCAAAAATTCTATCAAAGTACACTTTCGCAAAGATTGCAGGCTTGAACTCTTGAGTGTTATAAATAGCGTCATCTGAGGCAGGCAAAAAATACTTGAAGCCATCTACTACAGTATTAGCAAATCTATTAACCACATTAAGAGCATTATACGTGTGGTTGAAGTCACTAAAATCTATATCAGTTAATTCTTTGTTTGTAATCGCTGTAAAGAAATCTGCCTTTGAGTCTTTAATTAACACCTCGTATGTAACGTGTTCCTCGTAGCCATCTGTAAGTTGTGTCTTAACCACAGCCGTTAGTTGCAAAGAGCAGTCCTCCATTACAGGTATACCATCTTGAATTACAGCACAGGTAGTAATGGCGTTTATGTTAAATGTCCCTTCAATGATATTTACATCGTAGTAATGGTTAAGCAAGTTGTTGTTATTCTTGCTACCGGTAAGCGTGATAGTCTTAGAAAAGTTTCCCTTGCGTTGGCTAATATCTCTTATGTCTCCTACTTGAAAGTTAAGAGGAAAGGCAGTACCTTCTTTGACATCTAGAAAACCTGTTGATAGTTGTATCTTAACCATTTACTATATTGTTGTTAGCTAATTTAATTGTAATGTTTTGCTTGATTAGATTCTTGTTACGTTGATTGTATATTTGATAGTCACTTGTCAAGATATTACAGCTAATGTAAGGGGTGCTTTCAGGTAACTCACAATCAAGTGAGTAATCGCTTTGCTTTACAAAAGTCACAGGCGACGAGATAAGCTCAGTAAAATAGTTGGCTGTATCTAAATTCATAAAGTTAGTCGCTAAGTCTATAGTTGTTTCCGTGCTTACATAGGTGTTTGTCATTCCTCTATCTGTTAAGTCATAGTCCCAATGGTTTGAGCCATTGATATATCCTTTGACATCTTGATTGAATTGCTCTCGTGTTACGTTACCTTTCTCGTAGCTGTTAAGCGTAAATGCAAAGCTTCCCCACGAACCCATTCTATCTAGAAATAAGATAGAGTATTCAGTTGTTCTTATTCTTCTATCTAGATAAACATAGTATCTTCTAGAAGATTGTACACCATTCCTAAGATAGCTTACGTTGTACCATTCGGTTGTTGGTTTAATCATTGGTAAAGCTCCTGAAACAACAGACAACAAGCCATAGTTATTAGGGCCTGCACTTATTCCACTAACGTGGTCTGCAGCTGTTACGTTCTTTTCAAAGACATCGCCATCGCTAGTAACAATGTATAAAGTGTCAGGTGGAGTAGGTGAGTTATTAGCTATAGCGTTAAGCCATAAATCTTGTGACAATGTAGCGTAAAAGTTATTTGGAGGTAAGTTAGTAAGAAATCTATCAAAGATACCATTAAGCATATAATCTTGATAGTTGTAGCTAGGCCATTCGCTCCATCTTATAGCTCCGTTAAAGACATACCTGTTTAGTACTAAAGACATATTACGAGTGACAGTCTTACGACCATCTGCATATGTAATAGCTCCATCTATGTTTGGGTTACCTACCAAAGAGAATAAGCTATTAACTACTATATACAATGGGTTAGCTACTAGCACCGTAAACAAACCTTCAAGGTTTGGATTCGCTACACCTAAATCTGCTTGAGTGATATTGATTTGGTCACCTACTATAAAAGTGTTAGCTACGTTTATTCTTACTCTTCCTGCATATGGAGCTGTAGGCCATACAACAAGTGTGTTAATGTACAAAGTGGTAGTAAGATACTCTTCACCTACCTTTACGTCATATTTATAATGGCTGTTAGGTGCGTTATATACCGATGTATTCGTTAAGTTCAAGTCATAGCTTACCTTTGCTTGTAGTAACTTGCTAAGGTCTATCTCGCCAAAGCCTGTGCTATATGTAGGCATAACTCTATACTCTGCTATCTTGTTAGCTGTACCACTTTGATAGATGTCATAGATAAACTTAAAACCTTGAAGAGCTACGTTACTTGAGCTATAGATATACTTAACAGGGTTATATGCCGGAACGATTACTTGTGGTGTTGCTTGTGCTACTAGTGCCATTGATTGTCTTTATCTATATTAGTTTATTTAGCATTCGTGTTTTTGAACTCATTCATCGCTACCATATACGCTTGGTCTAAAAGCATTAGATGTTGCTGCATTCTATCAGGTCGATTGAACACAATCCTCACTTGCTTACCTGTCTTATGAAAGATGTAGGCTTGCACCACTTGTATCTTATGTAGTATATCAGAATGCATAGTACGAGTCATCGGTGTAGTACTCTTGTCTTATGTGAGTAGTTGCATATCTTATAGCATCCATAGCGTCATCGAATAACTTGACAGGCTCATCTAGAATTTGGTCGCCTATCTTCTTCCATTTATAATTTTCATACTCTCGCTTAATAGCTTTGTCATCTTGACATATTACGCCAAATGTCTTTAAGTTGTCTATGCCTTTCTTAACTACCTTGTTAGCGTTTTGTACATCGTAGCCTGCTATATTCATCTCTTGTATTATTTCAGGT